CGATTGAAAGAATCCAGCGTATCGTTATCTCTGAATTGACAAAGATTGCTATCGTTCACTTGTATGCTCAAGGATATGAGAACGCAGACCTTGTTGACTTTGAACTTTCTCTTACCGGTCCTTCTATCATCTATGAACAAGAGAAGATTGCTCTTTGGAAAGAAAGAGTAGACCTTGCTGGAAATCTTATGGAAAAGAGATTATTCTCTATGAAATATATCTATGCAAACGTATTCAATCTTTCAGAGGACGAGGCTGAATTTGAAAAGAATGAAATCATTGAAGACATCAAACATCAATTCCGTCAGAAACAAATTGAAAGTGAAGGAAACGATCCAAAGATTACGAAGGAATCATTCGGAACTCCACATGATTTGGCTTCCATGAATATTTATGGTGGTAAGAAGCAACAACAAATAAATGATGTAGAAGTTCCGGAAGGTGGATGGCCAGGTGCTGGTAGACCACCGGAGGGTGGTTCTACATATGGAACTGATAGGAGTTCATTTGGTAGAGACCCACTTGGTAAGAAAGACATTGGTAAGACACTTGATGTTAATCTTTCACCGAAACATAATTACAAGGATAATTCTCCTTTGGCAACCGAATCTGTAAAACGTGATGGATTGACAAAAGAAATGAGTGATATGTTGGACTCTATGTCTTTTGGTAGAGTAAAAACAAAATCAATTATTTCAGAAAGTCTAAAACCGGCATCAGAACAAAAAACAGAAACATCTAATTTACTGGATGAGTCTAATTTAATGGAAGAAATTTGAGTTTAGGTCATATTTATTTTATGAGTAATATATTACAGGTAAACAAAGGATGAAAAAGATTAAACATTCAAAGTATAGAAATACGGGGATGTTATTTGAACTACTAACACGTCAAATAACGTCTGACATCATATCTGGCACCGACTCTATCGCCACGGGTATCTTGAAGAAGTTTTTCAACAAGAACACCGAGATGATAAAGGAGTATCGTCTATACAAGACTCTCTGTGAAGAGAAGATGCCAACCGATGCAAAATCACAGATGTTGATTGAAGCAGTCCTTACAGCCCGTAAGAAAATCAATAAGAAGAAGTTGAGTGAAGAGAAATATGAACTTATCAAGACAATAACAGAAAACTTTGATATAAACTCATTCTTCCAAACAAAAGTTGGAAACTATAAATTACTCGCATCTGTTTACAAGATATTTGAATACACCGAACTTGATAGTCCAGTAGAAATTACTCGTTCAAAGATGACTATTATGGAAAATATGGTGTCTGAATCCAAGAAAGAACTCATTGAGGAGTCGGTATCAATAAAAGATGAACCAAAAGAAATTCGTCTCATGTCTTATAAGATTCTTGTTGAGAAGTTCAATAAAAAATATGGAGAACTTTCACAAAATCAAAAGTCTTTACTCCGCGAATATATCAGCAACGTGAGCAATACAAACAACTTGAAGACATTTGTTCAAGGTGAAGCTTCAAAGATACGACTTTTCTTGGAAGAAAAGATAAAGAGAACAAAGGATAAGACTCTGAAAATCAAATTGGCAGAAGTATCTGACTTACTAAATCAGTACGAATCAATAAAGAATCTTGACGAGAGTCATATATCTGCATTACTCAGATATTATGACCTAGTAAATGACCTGAAGGAGATAAAATAATGGCATCTAATGAGATACATCCGTATAATTTTCCTACATCGCAATATGATGATTTTCAAAGATTAGGTCATCCTGGAAGATTTCACAAAGTAATAGCCTGTACAACAGGAACAACAACATTTACAGGTTCTAATTTTGGTGTGGGGGGACTAATAGTACCAACTGGTTCTATTGGGACTGCATCTCTTTCATTGGGTGGCGATATTCCACTTGGTATTTTAGGACAAGGTAGTATTCGTATTTATGACTTTTCTTTGAGAAGTGTAAAAGTCGATAGTGGAACTGTTTATGTATTGCTTCGTAATCATGTGGTGAAATAATATGAACGTAGAGAAATTCATAAAACAACTAAAAGAATCTGAATCATACAAGAAGTTCAGAGATGAAATGAATGAAACTAGTACAACTGCAATGGTTGCTGGTTATGACACACCAAAGGCATTTTCTCCTCAAGATGGAGACGGTAAAGAATCTTTTGATGCGAAAACAAAAGATAATGCCGAACAATTTGGATATAAGATTGTTCCAAAACAAAAAAGAAGAAACTCAATATCCAAAGAACAATATGCAAACTCTTTCACAAAGAGTGAGTCTGTTTATAAGATGGCAATGAAATCTCTACATGAGTCATCATACAAAGAATATCGTGGTGACAAAACAAAAACAACAAGTGAAAAGATAAATCATTCTATCAAAGAATTGAATCAAGCACTGCTAAAAGTAGAACGTGCAGTTGGACACGCCCTTCGTCTCAAAACAGAAATGGCAGTAGACCAAAGAACTCTTTGGCGTTCATCACACTCACGTCTTCATAAGATTGGTGAAAGACTAAACAGAATTGGTAAGAAAATAAACGAATTGGGTGCCTAATAATGAAACACTTACTTGTAGACACAATACTTTTTTCAGCAACACCACGTCAATTGAACGAGTCGTCGGATAACGGTGGTAAACTTATCGTATCGGGTGTTCTCCAACGTGCAGAAGCAAAGAATCAAAACGGCCGTGTTTATCCAAAAAAGATTCTTATGCGAGAAGTTGCTAATTACAAGAAAACACAAATCAAAGAAAATCGTGCTCTCGGTGAGTTAGACCATCCGGATTCATCAGTTATAAATCTTCGTAATGTTTGTCATAATGTTCTTGATGTAAATTGGGACGGTGATGATGTTGTTGGTAAAGTAGAAATTCTCCCAACACCATCTGGTAATATCCTCAAGAATCTTTTACAAGCTGGAATTCGTCTTGGTATCTCATCAAGAGGACTTGGTTCAGTAAAAGAGATAAACGAAACAACAGTTGAAGTTCAAGATGACTTTGAGTTGATTGGTTGGGACTTTGTGTCAAACCCATCTACTCACGGTGCATTTATGTACCCTGCCGGTGGTGGTCAAGTTGTTGGTGAAGGTCTTATCAAAGAAGGTGTTGACCTAAAGACTATTACAAAGATTGACCCGAAACTTCAACGTATAAACGAGAACATCACAAAGATTATTTGTGAAATTGGCGATGTATGTGAATGTATATTTTGATAGGAGTGAGTAATGCCTGCAGTTAGTAAACAACAACAGAAATTTATGGGACTTGTTCTTGCCTACAAACGTGGGGAAGTTCCTGCTTCAAAAGTAAGTAAGAACGTAAAACAAGTTGCAGCTGCTATGTCAGAAAAAGAACTTGAAAAATATGCTGGAACAAAACATAAAGGATTACCAAAAAAAGTGGAGTCATTAGCAATGTCAGAAACAAAGAAAACTAAGATTCGTAAGATGGTAAAAGAAACCGTAACTAAATTTCTTCGTGAGGGTGAAGACCAAAAAGAAGAAACACAAGAAAGAGTCTTGACACCAGAACAAAAGAAACTTTACGTTGAACTCATCGGTAAGTATAATCAGTTCGGCGAATCAATTTATCGTCAAGGTAAACTAAAAGAAGCTTATTCAAACATAAAGAAGATTGTTGAATTTGCTTCAAAAAACATTGTAGACGAATCAGGTGATTGGTTTGATGGAATGACTCTTTCACGTCATACACGTAAGATGAACGAATCATTCAAAATCTTTGAAAAAACGGTAAACGAAATAACAAAACTTCAACAACGGCTTGAAGCTGTTTATGAAGAAATCGGGGAAACACTCGGTAAGTATTACGAAATATCAGAAGAGGGTGAAGAAGAAAAACCCGATTCAGTAAATGAAAAAATCAAAAAGTAAAAAAAAGGAAATAGGTTATGTCAGATCAAGTTTACAGCAACAGACCAAAAACAGCACACGTCAAGGTCAAAGGAAATGGAATGAATATTGACCTTATGTTGAAGATTTTCAAACGTAAGGTAAAGGAAAGTGGAATACTTGAAGAATACAAGAGAAGGACTGAATACATCAAACCTTCAGAAAAGAAAAAAGATAAAATGAACGCCTCTCGGAAGAGACAGAGAAAGCTTGACCGAGAACAAGAATAACTAACTCGGTAAAGATGATAAAACTAAAAAACATATTACTTGAAAAGGATGAAAAACCTGCTAGTGAGAACCCCGATAAGATGCTTGTCAAGAACAAGGAGAGCGGGAAGTCTTACTACATAAGTAAAGATAGTTTTGATCCATCCGTTCACGAAAAATCAGAACCAAAAGAAAAAAAGAAAAAAGAAGACTCATCAACTGAAACACCCGAAAAATCGGAAGAAAAACCGGCAGAAGGTGGAGAGAAGAAAAAAGGTGGTGTTGATCTTATGGCTGGTCTTTCACCTACACCTTCGGGTGATAAGAAAGACGGGAAAGACGGTAAAGATGGTGGCGATAAAAAAGAAACACCTTCTCAAAAACTTGAAAAGAAATTAGGTTCATACGTTTATCTTGATGATAAAGAAAAAGACGAAATAGTCCAAGACATACAAACAACTAGACCAGAATTGAAAAGAAAACTTATAAACTTTAGGTTTACACCATTTTTCCGTGAATATGATAATCTTCTCCAAACACTCAAAACCCAAGATTCGGTTGGTGATAAAGAAGGTTCTAAACAAACAGTAGTTCAAATAAGAAAAACTGCAAAAAGATTTCAATCTATTGCTATTGCGAAATTAGCTGCACTTTCAACAAATAAAAGTGATGATAGAACAATTCAAGCTGCAAAGTATTACCATAATGATTCATTTTCTATAAATTCTTTTTTACGTGAAGGTAACAAAATATCTTGGTCGAAAGACGAATTAGAGAAAGTAATCAAATCAACACCTGATGCAAAAACTTCAATGCCAACAAAATATAAAATGTACAACATATTATTGATGGATGAACATTTCGAATCACCGGGTTCCGTATTACAAAATGATACAGTTGTTTATCGTGGTATAAAAAAAGAAATACTCCAAAAGTTTATTGAGGCCGGCGAGTGGATTGATAACGGATTTGTTTCCACAACATTGAACCCACTTATAGCAGAAGATTTTTCAGATAGGAATCTTCAAACTCGTGGTAAAACTGCAATATTTGAGATAAAACTAACTCGTGGTTCAAGAGTTTTGATGTTGCCTTGTGAAGAAGATGAGTTTTGCATTGAATCTGAAATAACACTACCAAGAGGGTGTAGATTCAGGATAGAGAAACACGATAAAAAGAATAATATCTATAAAGTATCTGTGGAGCAACCAAATGCCTGATAAGAAAGAAGAAGTAGAAAAACCAAAGCCGTCAGAAAGATTTATTTATAGTGAAGATGACATTGCCCATCTTTTCCGACTTGGTGATGTTGGAACGGTGTTTGATAAGAATGAAAATACAGAAAAATCAAACATTTTACTAAAAAAATTAGTTCCAAACAAGAAAAAAGTGATAAAATAAATTAGTTACTTATATTTATGAGTATAATACTCTATACATATAGAGTCAATACTATTTTTACTGTTAGATAGGCGTTATCAATAACCCTGAAATTAGTTGGAGACTACAATGACAGATTTACTGAAAGAAGCAATCGCAGATGCAAAGGCAGTCCGTGAAGTGGCACTTGCCAATGCTAAGCTTGCTCTCGAAGAAGCTTTCCAACCACGTATTCAATCCATGATCGCAACAAAACTCTCAGAAGAAGCCGAGTCAGACGAAGAAATGACAGAAGGTGAAGATGAGTGGTATATGGAAGGCGAAGAAGGTGAAGAAACGATGGAAGAAGGTGATGACGAAGAAATGCCGGTAGAAGAAGGCGACGACGAAGAACCAGCAATGGAAGAAGGCGACGAAGAAATGCCGGTAGAAGAAGGTGATGATGAAGAGACACCAATGGAAGAAGGCGACGACGAAGAAGCCCCTGCCATGGAAGAAGGTGATGACGAAGAAGAGATTGATGAAGACCTTATGGAAATCATCCGTCAACTCGAAGAAGAACTCGACTCATCAGAGATTGGAAAGGGTGATAACAAGCAACCTTCCAAGTATGCTTCAGATGACCACACAGAAGACAAGAAAGAAAAGCTTGTTCAGTTGGTTGAAGAAGAAGAGGAAGAAGCACCAGCAGTAGAAGAAGGCGACGATGAAGAAACTGACATCAAAGAAATTCTCCGTGCTCTTCGTGAAGAAGATGAAGAAGCCCCTGTTGAAGAGGCTGAAGAAGAGACAATGGAAGAAGGCGAAGATTCAGAAAAAGCTGAAATGGAAGAAAAGGTAAATGAGGCATATGCCGTTATTCAATTCCTCCGTGAAAAGTTGAACGAAGTTAATCTTCTTAACTCTAAGCTTCTTTTCTCAAACAAACTGTTCCGTTCTTACTCTCTCACAGAGTCACAAAAGGTCACAGTTATTGAAAACTTTGACCGCGCAGGTAGTTTGCGTGAAGTCAAGTTGGTTTATGCAACACTTGCTGAATCATTCAAGGGTCGTTCAATGAAGGCACCAAAGCCAACAAAGACAACATCTTTGAAAGAAGCATTTGCAAGTAAGCCACAGGCAAGCACACGTCCATCTAAGAAGATTCTCACAGAATCAAACGAGGTGGCAGATAGATTTAAGAAATTAGCAGGTTTATTATAACTTTTTATATTGGAGACACATAAATGAGTATTCAATCAATTTTAGGCTCTACAAACTCAGCTCATAAGAATCTTATGAATGAGAACAAGGGCGCTATCAAGAAGTGGGAAAAGACAGGACTTCTTGATGGTATCAAGACAGAGTTTGAAAAGAACTCTATCGCGGTTCTTCTTGAGAACCAAGCAAAGCAACTTATCGACGAATCATCACGTACAGGTACAGCAGCTGGTGCAGAAGAATGGGCTGGCGTTGCACTTCCACTTGTTCGTCGTATCTTCTCTGAAATCGCAGCTAAGGATTTCGTTTCAGTTCAACCTATGAACCTTCCTTCAGGTCTCGTGTTTTTCCTTGACTTCAAGTATGGAACAGCACAACCAGGATTCATGAATCCAAACGATCCACTTTATGCTGGCAGAAATTCTCAGGGTGACTCGGTGTTCGGTGTTACTGGTGCAGAAGCAAAGGACGTAGATCCTTCGGGCGGTCTTTACGGTGCTGGTCGCTTTGGTTACTCAATCAATGATACAACAGCAACTGTTATATCTGGAGCAACACTTGGTGACAGTACCTTCACAAC